AGCAGGTCGCGCGGGATTGGGAGGCGGCGCAGGGCAAGCCCGAGGACCTGAAGACCTTCAGGAACACGGTGCTGGGCGAGACCTGGCAGGAGCGGGGCGAGGCGCCGGATTGGGAGCGCTTGGTCGAGCGGCGCGAGGACTTCCGGATGGGCGTCGTGCCCGCCGGCGCGCTGTGCCTCACGGCCGGCGTGGACGTGCAGGACGATCGCCTTGAGTGCGACGTCTGGGGCTGGGCAGAAGGGTACACCTCCTGGCTGGTGGATCACGTCGTGATCCTCGGCAGCCCGCGCGAGCGGGAGCCGTGGGACGCGCTGGCGAGGCTGCTAGCGCGCGACTGGCCGCGGCACGATGGCGGCGCGATGCGCATCGCCCGACTCTGCGTCGACACAGGTGGGCGAGACACAGCAGCGGTCTACGGGCACCTGCGTCGGCTGCACGACCCGCGCATCGCGCCGACCAAGGGCGTGGACGGCTGGAACCGCGCGCAGCCGGTCCAGGGCCCGACGCCGGTCGATGCGCTGGTCGATGGCCGCAAGCTCCGCCGGGGCCTAAAGCTCTGGACCGTCTCGGTCTCGACCTGGAAGGCCGATCTCTATCGCCGGCTCTGGCTTGGCCGCGGCGACGCGGACGACTTCCCGCCCGGCTGGGTGCACCTGCCGCAGGGCATCGAGGCGGAGTGGGTGAAGCAGCTCGTCGCCGAGCAGCTCCACACGGTGAAGGACCGGCGCGGCTTCGCGCGGCAGGAATGGGCCAAGCTGCGCGAGAGGAACGAGGCGCTGGACTGCGCGGTGCTGGCGCGGGCCGCGCTCTGGCTGCTCGGCGCGGACCGCTACGGCGAGCGTTTCTGGGCGCAGCTGCGCGAGCAGGTCGCCAACGCCCCACTGCAAACGAGCGAGCTTCCCGCCGGCGGGAATGTCGCTCCGCCGTCGACGCCGCCGGCCGCGCCAAACAGCCATCGCCCGCGCGGCTGGCTCGCGCCCCGCTCGGGCTGGCTGCGCTAAAGGGAGGACGAGCATGGACCCGACCGTCCTCGCCTGGGCGCTGGCGCAGCCCGCCGGCAGCCGGGCCGCCGCGCTCGCCGCCGCCTACACCGGCGGCACCACGCGCGTCACCTTCGACGGACGGACCGTGGAGTACCGTAGCCTCGACGAACTCAGCCGTGCGCTCGCCGTGCTGCGCGGGGCGGAGACCACGGCAGCGCGCCGTCCCTCCGTCACGCTGGCCAGCTTCTCCCGCGAGGGAACCAGGTGATGGGCCGGCTGCGAGACGCGTGGAACGCGCTGCGGGGCTACGCCGCGGCACAGGACCAGCGTGCCTCCGCCTGGGCGCCGTCTGGCGGCAGCGCGACAGCCGAGGTCGGCATGGCCGCGACGACGGTCGCGCGGCGGGCGCGCGATGCCGTCCGCAACGATCCCTATGCCTGCCGCATCGTCGATCTCTGGACCGGCAACGCAGTCGGCGCCGGCATCACCACGCGCTGGCCGGATGGGCGTCATGCCGAGGCCTGGCGGCGCTGGGCGGAGAGCACGGCCTGCGACGCCGAAGGCCGGCTCGACCTCTACGGGCTGCAGGCGCTCGTCATGCGCGCCGTCGTCGAGAGCGGTGAGTGCTTCGTGCGATTTCTTATGGTGCCGCCGTCCCCCGCCAACCCGATCGGGCTGCGGCTTCAGGTGCTGGAGAGCGATCACCTCGACACCGCGCGGAACGGGATGGTGGATGGCGCCCCGACCGTCCAGGGCATCGCGCTCGGCGAGGCCGGGCAGCCTCTCGGCTACTGGCTGCACCGGGTGCATCCCGGCGCGGCCTGGATCCTGCCGGGCGCAACCTGGCTGAGCAGCGAGCGCATCCCGGCCTCGGATGTGCTGCACATCTACCGCAAGCGGCGCCCCGGCCAGCTGCGCGACGTCTCCTGGCTCGCGCCGGTGCTGCTCCGGCTGCGCGACCTCGGCGACTACGAGGCGGCCCTGCTGATGAAAGCCAAGATCGAGGCCTGCCTTGCGGCGGTGGTGACCGAGGAGGGCGACGAGGCGCTGACCGGCGCCGCCGCCGGCCTGCTCCGCGATGCCCAGGGCCGGACGGTGGAGAGCTTCGAGCCGGGGATGATCCTGTATCGCCGCGGCATGGGCTCCGTGGAGGTGGTGAACCCCTCCGGCGGCGGCAGCCACGCGGCCTTCGCCCGCCGCGCGCTGGAGGCGGCCGCGGTCGGCGCCGGCCTCACCTACGACCAGGTCTCCGGCGACCTCACGCAGGCGAACTATTCCTCCCTGCGCGCCGGTAAGATCGAGTTCCGCCGGCTCTGCGAGCAGGTGCAGTACGGGATGCTCATCCCGATGCTGGTGCGCCCGATCGCGGACCGCTTCCACGCCCAGGGTGCGCTGCTCGGGCTGTGGGGCGCCGAGATGCCGGACGGCGTCAGCCACGTCCCGCCAGCGCACGAGATGATCGATCCTCTGAAGGACACCACGGCGCTGATCGCTCAGGTCCGCGCCGGCTTTGTGCCGCAGCCCGAGGCCGCCGGCGCCTTCGGCTACGACTTCCGCGCCGCGGTGGAGATGATCCGCGAGGCCAACGCCCTGCTCGACGAGGCGGGCATCTCGCTCGACACCGACCCGCGCCGCGTCGCGAAGTCCGGCGCCGCCCAGGACGCGGCGCAGATGGCCGCCGTCGAGATCGCCGCCACCGGCGCCGCCGCGCCTGCCGCAGGAGAACCCCGATGATCGCCGGCGCCTACGACTGGACGGACGACATGCTCAAGATCAAGAGCATGCAGAAGAAGTTCCGCGACAGCTTCAACGGGACCGAGATCAACCCAGCCCGCTGGGACGTCGCAGCCAGCGGCAGTGGCATGGTCCTCGCTGTCGCGGACGGCACCGTCACCATCTCCACCGGCACGACCCTCGACGACGAGATCGTGCTGACCAGCCGCACCGCCTTCACCATCCCGCTCCGCATCATGGCGGCGCTGAACCTCAGCCAGCGCATCGCCGGGCAGTCGGTCTGGCTCGAGCTGGTCTCCGTCGATCCGACCTCTGCCCAACCGGACGGCCGCAGCGCCGCGGCCTGGCGGCTCGACGGCACCAGCCCGACACTGGCGAACTACGAGGTAGGGAGCGAGGGCGCGCCGCGCCTCGTCACCGCCTCCGCCTCGACCATCCCAACCACGGCGCCGGCAGGCTGGTCGGTGCTGGAGATCGAGCCGACCAACGACGAATGCTGGTTCCACGGCCGGCAGATCGACACAACGGCGGCGCGGTCGAATTCCTATGTCCGCCACCAGCAGATCCCGGAGCCGAATGCGCTCTACCGGTTCCGGATCCGGGTGCGGAACCGGCAGTTCATCAACGGCATCTCCGCGGTCGCCAACAACGGCTCCGGCCTGGTGCGGATCACCCGGGCCGCACATGGCTTCGCGACGAACGATGTGGTGACGGTCGCGGACGTCTCCGGCGTGCCCGGGGCGAATGGCACCTTCACCATCACGGTCATCGACGCGAACAGCTTCGACCTGGTCGGCTCGACCTTCTCCGGGGCCTACCTCAACACCGGCTGGGCGTCGGTCTCGCGCAACCTGGCGCCGGCCTCGAGCACCGACGTGAAGGTGCAGTTCGTCACCATCGCGGACTACGCCGAGCTCACCACCGAGATCACCGCCGGGCGCGGCCAGTCGGTCGCCGGCCAGGGGCTCGGGGTGAACGTGCTGAGCACTATCGCCCCGACACTGACGGCAGTGGGTGGCCAGGCGCGCAACACGAACGGCGCCCTGCCGGTGCTGGTGGCCACCGGCCTCTCGGCAAACCCGACCGCGGTGACCACCGGCCGGGGCATCGACCTGCTGGCGACGCTGATCGGCGCGCTGGTGAACAAGCCCTTCTCGATCCCGGAGGCGGACTGGCAGTACGCCGGCGCCGCGGGCGGGATTACCGGCACGGCGGACGTCGTGCTGAAGGCCGCGGCGGCCGCCGGCGTCCGGAACTACGTGACCTCCATCGACCTGCGGAACGCGCATGCGACGGTGGCGACGGAGGTGGTGATCAAGGACGGTGCGACGGTGATCTGGCGGCAACTGCTGCCGGCGGCGATGGCGACCCCGGTGGACATCACCTTCCCGACGCCGCTGCGCGGGACGGCGGCAACGGCAGTGAACTTCGCCTGCCTGACCACGGGCGCGCAGGTCTACGTCAACGCGCAGGGCTACGCCGCGCCGTAGCGGCGGCGGCCAGCAGGAATCCAGCATGACCGAGACGACCGAGCCGGGCGGCAGCGATGCCGCGCCGGCGACCCCTGCCATGCCGATCGTGGCGCAGCGCGCGCTGGCGGCCCCGGCCACCGTCGATCGTGCCGCGCGCACCGTCGAGGTGGTGTGGTCGACCGGCGCCCGCGCCCGCAACTTCGTCCCCGCCCTCGGCCTCATCACCGAGGAGCTGGAGATGTCGCCGAACGCGGTGCGTATGGACGCGCTGCGCTCGGGTCAGGCCCCGGTGCTGAACACCCACCGCCGCGGCGATGCGCGTGACGTCCTTGGGCGCGTCACGGCCGCCCGCCTCGAGCGCGGTCGCGGCTACGCCACGCTGCAGTTCTCCGCCGCGGCCGATGTCGAGCCCGTCTGGCAGCGCATCGCCGACGGCACGCTCCGCGCGGTGAGCGTCGGCTATCGCGTGCACCGCTACGAGCCGCGGCCCGACGTCGCGACTGGCGAGACCGTCCACCGCGCCGTGGATTGGGAGCCCTTCGAGATCTCCGTCGTGCCGGTCCCGGTGGATCGGGACGCCGCAGTCCGTGCGCAGGGGGAGCAGGGCCTCCCCGCGCCGGCGATCGAACCCGCCCTGCCTGACGAGGAACCCATCATGCCCGAGACGACGCCGGAGACCCCGGCCGCGCCGGCGCCGTCCGCGCCGCCCAGCCCGACCCAGGAGACCACCGTGACCACCACGCCCAGCGCCCCGGTGCCGGAACCCACCCGCGCCGCGCCCGACCTCGACGCGGTCCGCGCCGAAGCGCAGCGCGCGGAGCGCGAGCGCATCGCCGCCATCGACGCCGCCATCGAGGCCGCCCGCGCCCTGGTCGCGGCCGATCGCATCCCGCCGATCCGCAGCGAGGCGATCGAACGCGGCTGGTCGGCCGACCAGGTCCGCCGCGCCCTGTTCGACCTCCTGGTCACGACGGCGCCGAAGCCCTCCGTGCCCGCGCGGCCGGAGACCGGCCCCGGCCACGACGATCCCGCCATGCTGGTCGACGCCATGGCCGAGGCGCTCGCCGCCCGCGCCATGCCCGGCTACCAGCCGCAGGGGAATGGCCGCCACGCCGAGTTCATGGGCTGGCGCCCCTCCGACATGATCGGCGAACTGCTGCGCGCCCGCGGCGAGCGGAGCGTGCCGCGCAACCCGACGCTGCTGGCCGAGCGCGCCTTCCACACCACCTCCGACTTCCCGCTGCTGCTCTCGGCGGCGGCCAACAAGATGCTGCTCGCCGCCTACCAGCCGGCGCAGCCGACCTACCGCCAGATCTTCCTCCGTCGCGACTTCCGCGACTTCAAGCCGCACCGGCACCTCCGCGTCGGCGACTTCCCGACCCTGCTGCCGCTGCTGGAGAACGGCGAGATCCAGGCCGGCACGATGTCCGAGAGCCAGGAGATCGTCCTGCTGCAGACCTTCGCGCGGCGCATCCGCGTCACCCGGCCGATGCTGGTGAACGACGACCTCGGCGCCTTCACCGACTTCGCCGCGGCGATCGGCCGCCGCGTCGCCGACTTCGAGAACGCCACGGCCTACGGGCTGCTGAACTCGGCCAACGGCGACGGCCCGACGCTGACCACCGGCAACACCGCGGTGTTCGGCACCGGCGCGGCACGCGCCAACAAGGCGGGCGCGGGCTCGGCGCTCGACCTCGGCGGGCTCGCCACCGGCCGGGCCGCCATCATGCGCCAGAAGACGCTCGACGGGCTGCCGATCGCCATCGGTTCCTCGATGCGCCTGCTGGTCGGGCCGAACCAGGAGCTCGCGGCGCGGCAGCTCACCGTGAGCGTCGCGGCGACGCAGACCTCGAACGCGAACGTCTTCGCAGGCTTCGTGCAGCCGCTGGTCGAGCCGCTGATCCAGAACAACCGCTGGTACCTCTTCTCCGATCCGCTCTCGGCGCCGGTCTACGTCTACGGCTACCTGAACGGCGCGGAGGGGCCGCAGGTCACCACCGGGCCCGTCTCGGGCGTCGATGGGGTTGAGGTCAGCGTGATCTTCGACTTCGGCGTCGGCGCCATCGACTGGCGCGGCGCCTGGTTCAATCCGGGCACCTGATCCCGGCTCACCCCTTCCATCGTGAACCCACGCAGAGGGCGTCCTTCGGGACGCCTTCTGCGTTTCTGGAGACCCCATCACCATGCGCAACTTCGTCCAGCCGGGCGACAGCCTGGCCGTCGCCGTCCCCTATGCGGGCGGCGTCACCGCCGGCCAGGGCGTCCTGGTCGGCGCGCTGTTCGGCGTCGCTGCCGTCGACGGCGCGCAGAACGCCGTCATCGAGGCCGCCACCCAGGGCGTGTTCGATCTCACCAAGGAGCCCTCGCTCGCCATCTCCGCCGGCGCGCGGGTCTTCTGGGACAACACCAACCGCCGCGTCACCACCACCGCCACCGGCAACTTCTCGATCGGCATCGCCACCCAGGCCGCGCTCGCCGCCGACGCCACCGTCCGCGTCTGGCTCAACCGCGTCCCGGCGTCCGGCGCATGAGCGGTGACCCGAAGCTCAGCCGGGGCTACCGCAACCGCAACCCCGGGAACATCGAGCACCTCGCCACCAACAAGTGGCTCGGGCTCGTCGATCCGCCTTCGGACGGGCGGTTCTGCCGCTTCCGCTCGCACCAGCACGGCATCCGCGCCCTCGCCCTGCTGCTGCAGAGCTACCAGGACCGGCACGGGCTGCGCACGGTGCGCAGCATCGTCGCGCGCTGGGCGCCAAGCAGCGAGAACGACACCCGCGCCTACCAAGCGGCGGTCGCTGCGCGGCTGGGGGTCGGGCTCGACGATCCGATCGACCTGCACGATGCCGCCACCATGCGCGGGCTGGTCGAGGCGATCATCCGCCATGAGCTCGGCGGCATGCCCTATGCACCGGAGACCATCGTTGAGGGGCTGCGTATGGCGGGGCTGGTCCAGCCGGGCCTCGCTCATAGCGGCACCGTGCGCGCCGCCGCTGGCTCGGTGGTCGCCGGCGTCACGGCGGCGGCGGTGGTCGATGCGGTCACCACGCTCGCGCCGCACGCAGACGGCCTGGCCTCGGTCCTGCGGGCGCTCGGCCCGTGGGGCGTCGCCGCCGCGGTGATCGGCGTCGCGGCCTGGACCATCCACCAGCGGCTGCAGCGGCAGCGGGAGGTCGCCCGATGACGGACCACGACCGCGAACTCGGCACCATCGTCACCCGCCTGACCGAGATCGAGCGGCGCCTCGCCGAGGGCGACAAGGACATGCGCGAGCTGACCCGCACCGTCACCGAGCTGGTCAAGGCGATGGCGGGCCTGACGGCGCGGCTGTCGCTGGCTGCCGGCGGAGTGCCGGGCGCGTCGCCGGCGATCCCCGCGACGGGCGCGGCCGCGGCTGGCGGCATCGTCGGCGCGGCGGTCGGCGCGAAGCTCGCCTCGTGGCTTGGGCTGGGCTGATCCGCCATGGGTGTGTTCGACGACGCGCTGGCGGTGCTCGCCGCCGACCCGAACCTCGGGGTGGAGGCGACCTACCGCGCTGCGGGCACCGGCGCGCCCATGTCGCTTCGCATCCTGCGCTCCAGCCCGGATCGCGTCGCGGATGCCTTCGACACGCCGGTGCTGCGCGCGACCGACGTGCTGACGGTCGGCATCGCCCTGCTGGCGGCGGTCGAGGCGGGCGACACCTTCGCCATCGGCCCGGATCTGCTCACGGTGGACAGCGCCGAGCGGGACGCCGCCGGGGTCGCCTGGCGCGTGCTCTGCCGGCGGTAGGCCGTGCGGCTCACCGCCATCGTCGGCGACCTCCGCAAGGCGCTCGCCGAGGAGGTCTGTGCCGGCGAGCGCGCCGCTTCCCGCGCCGTGCGCGCCGAGACCGACGCGCTCAAGGGGGAGCTCCGCCAGCAGGTCGCCGGCTCCCTCGGCGGCAAGGCGCGCGGCATCGCCAATGCCTGGCGCTCGCAGGTCTTTCCGCGCACGGGTGTGTCGATGCGCGCCGCCGGCCTGGTCTGGAGCAAGACCCCGCTGGTGATCGACGCCTTCGAGCGCGGTGCGCTGATCCGGCCGAAGGGCGGCGGGCGGTTCCTCGCGATCGCCACTGGCTTCAACGCCGCACGCGGCTGGCGTGGCCGCGGCGACAAGGGGCTGCGCGTCACGCCCGCGCAGATGGTCGCCTCCGGCCAGGGCTTCCTCCGGCCCTTCCGCTCGGGGCGCGGCTTCGTCTGGTGCCTGCCGCTGCGCCAGGGCGCGGCGACAGGCCGACGGCGGCGCACCCGCCTCATTGCCGGCGGCGTGGCCGAGGTCGGCACCGCCAACCGCAAGGGCCGCGAGGCCTGGGCGCGCGGCCTACTCGAACAGGGGATGGTGCCGATGTTCCTGCTGCTGCCGCAGGTGAAGCTGGCCAAGCGGCTCGACGTGCGCGGCGCCTCTCTTCGCGCCCTGCGGCGCTTGCCGCGGCGCTTCGTGGCGGCCTGGGAAGCCGAAACGGCGAGGACCGGATGAGTGTCCGCGAGACGGCCCTGGCCGCCCTGTCCGCCCGCCTGGGTGCCGCCCTGGCCGTGCGGAACCCTGCCCCGAAGGTCCTCCGCAACGAGACCGTCCCCCAGCGCCTGCCCACCGGCGGGCTCGTGGTGGTGCGGGACGGCGAGACGGTGGAGGAGACCCCGATCCTCTCACCGCTCGCCTGGGCGGTCGAGCACCGAGCGGAGGTCGAGGTCGTCGCCGCCACCGGCGCGATCCTCGACGCGCTGCTGGTCGACATTGCCGCGGCGATCGCTGGCGATCGCACCCTCGGCGGCGCGGTCGAGTGGGCGCAGCCCGGCGCGCCGTCCTTCGACGACGCCGAGACCGAAGGCGCCGCAGCCGCCCGCGCCGCCTCCGTCCCCGTCACGCTGTCCTTCACCGTGGCCGGCTCGCCGCTGGCCTGATCCCGCTCCCGGAGACGTCCCATGCCCCGTGCCATCGGCGCGAACTCGCGCCTGCTCATGATCCCTGAGGTCACCTACGGCACCGCGCCTGGGGGCAACTGGCGGCGCGTGCCCTTCCTCTCCTGCAATCTCGGCGCCGAGCAGCCGCTGCTCGACGCCGACGTCATCGGCCTCGGCGGCAATCGCGATCCCGCCGCGCCGTTCTTCGACACCGTCACCGTCGAGGGCGACGTCGTCGTGCCGGTCGACCTGATCAACATCGGCCACTGGCTGCGCCTCCTGCTCGGCGCGCCGACCACCACCGGCACCAACCCGAACTTCACCCACACCTTCGCCTCCGGCGCGGCGACGCTGCCCTCGCAGGCGATCGAGATCGGCTATCCGGACGTGCCGAGCTACGACGTCTGCGCCGGCGTCCGCGCCGACGCGTTGGAGATCGACTTCAGCCCGACCGGGCCTGCCACCGCGACGATCAAGCTCATTGCGCAGGGCTCGACGCGCTCGGGCTCCTCCTCCGGCGGCACGCCGGTCGCGGCGGCCTACACCGCCTTCAACAAGGCGCAGGGCTCGATCACGCGCGGCGGGTCCGCGCTGGCGCAGGTCACCGGCGCGCGGCTCGCCTACTCGAACAGCGTCGAGGCGGTGCGCACCATCCGCGCCGACCGCAAGATCGAGGGCGCGGATCCCGGCATCGCGCGCGCCACCGGCCAGATCACCGCCCGCTTCGCGGACACCACGCTGCTGACGCAGGCGGGGAACGGCACGGCGGCGGAGTTCGCCTTCGCGTTCACCATCGACGCGAACCGCAGCCTCACCTTCACGCTGCACGAGGTCTACCTGGCGCTCGCCAAGACACCGATCGAGGGGCCTGCGGGCGTCGAGGCGAGCTTCGAGTTCCGCGCCGCCTTCAACACCACGGCGACGCGCATGATGACCGCAGTGCTGAAGAACCAGCAGGCGGGGACGGAGTACGCGTGACGCGGCTATGCGCTTCCAAGAGCGCGGCTGCCCAGGAGCCTCTTCAGCAAGAAGTACGATGCTCGGAACGCCATGGTTCTCCCGAACACGGCGAACTCCTCCTCGGTCAATCCGATGAGGTTGTGCCCACCGATCGATGCGAATGAAAAAGCGCCGCAGATCCCGCGCTCTTCCTGCTCATCGATGAAGCCGGACGTCCGGAGGTATGCCGCGACCTGCCCCCAGACCGCTGGATTGAAGGAGCGCGGACACGCAGCATTTCTTTCCTCTGCAATCCGACGCGCGAGATTCTGAAGGAATACGCGAGCGGACGTTAGGCTGCCGTTCCAGTCTCCCCGAATGAATGCCTCCGCTGACTGGTCTATCAGCCTGCTGAGCTCCGAAGGTGCGTCGGGGATCGCCTCGCGAAGCAAGGAGGTCAGTAGATCGTCGGGCGCCGATGTGCCTGCCATCGCAGGATCGATTGGGACGAAACCGCTGGCGGATGAGCCACGCGTCCCCGGCTCACGTGCGTAGCCGTCGAGCGCGAGAGATCGTTCGAGTTCGGCCCACCATTGGTCATGCACGTACTTCGTCTGGAAGGTGCTGCGCACGGCATCGTGGGTGCGTGCCAGCTCCTGCACCAAATCCGACAGCGCTGCCATATCAGCATAAAGCACGATCTCCGTAAGGGAGCCGGCGATCTCCTGGGCGGCCTGCGCTTCGTCTCCTTGAGCTACAATTCCGTACTTCATCAGGAGGAGGGCCGCATCTTGACGCGCCATCTTCCGGAGGAATTGGATCAAGGACATCCTGGAGCGCGTGCTGAGATTCATCGTCTCCGCCGCCTTCCGTCGTTGAACTGCTGAACCAGGAGCCGATGGGGAGCGCTTGTCGTCTTCATCCGCGATCGAGGTCCTGCAGCACCTCAGGCAGGTCACGCGCGCCGTGCAGAATGCGCAGGATCCTCGGGGGAATAGTGCTGGCCCGGTAGACCAGGATGTAGGGAAAGCCGCGCAGCACGAGGAAGCGTACCGTCTCGGGTGCCAGTTCAGGACGGTGGCGTCCGATCTCGGGGTGTTCGGCGATGCTCCTCGCTGCGCGACGTACCGCTGTCCGAAGATCCTCGGCGGC